AACAGTTGCTCCAGCAACCGTGACCAATGTAGCAATTGAAAGAAAGACGTTGAACTTCATCAATGATTCCAAGGATGTTTCTTTTGCGTCTTTCTTTTCTTGACGTGCCATTAACCACTCAGCGAACTTTGTAGTTGTTGTTTTCTTTTCTTCAATTGGAGTTTCTATTTCTGTACTCATATTCTCTTGCCTCCCATTCCTACGAGTGCGGTCTCTTCGTACCTTCGTATTTCTGGAGTGTATAGATCGAGTGCACCAACGCCACCCGCCTCAATTGTTGCAATCGCTAATTCAGTAGCTAAGAAATCTGCAGCTTGATATGAAATCATTCCTATTCGAACTAATGGATGCATTGTTCGAAGTGGACCCAATACAGGCGAATCAAATAGAATCTCTTCTATTGTTTCAAGAGTTGGGTCTAGCATATCAATCAACATCAGGTTCGTTTTGTAGATCGTAACTTCGCTTAAGTCGCATGAGGTATTCAAACTCTGCTTCTTCTTTTGCACTGGCCTTTAGAAGATAACGAGCTCCAGACATTAGAAGTGTACCATCAGAATTACCAGGTCCAAAAGATACAACACGATAACAATAGATTCTGTCTGTTGCAGTTGGCTGCAATGAACCAAGTTGATTATCTGCTATTGTGATCATAGATCCACCAGCCAAGTTATCAATGTCAAAGTTTACAATTCGAAATCTTCCATATACAGTTTGTTCAAAGGAAATTTGAGAACCAGCGAAATTACCGAAAGTAAAGAGTTGAATTACCTGGTTATCTGTTAATGGTGAAGTTGTCATAAAGTCAAGCACTGCCGCTGTATCTCCTGCAGTTGCTGAACCACCTACCCTGGTTATTGGATATGCTTCTTGGATTCCAGCAGCTTCGAAAAACAATGTCTTTGCATCCATTGACAAACCTGCCAAATCAAAATATGTATCATTAATGCATATTCCACTACCAGGGGCTGATTGTCTCCAGCCTGAATTTGAAACTCCTGCATCTAATGTAAAGGCAGGACCAGTCTTTGTGATTTGAAGTAAATCAAATTGTTTTGCTAATGTCTTCACTTTAACGACCTCTTTCTTTCTGCTGATCTCTTCCAAGACTTTGCAGCTCTCTTGAACAATACTTGATGGTTAGATCGTGGATGTTTTTTCTTGAGTTCTGCAAGCTTCTTCTTCATGTACTTGTTATACGCGCTTGGTGCTCGTTTAACTTTCTTTGCGACTTTCTTAGCCTTCTTTGCAGTAGACTTAGCCTTAGCAACTGTTTCTTTACCAGACTCGCCCAGGTCTTTTATCTCCTGGAGCAACCTGATAACTTCATCAATAGACACTGAGTCCACCTCAGTTATCTGCAGCTGTTGATTGGATTGCAATTGCCATGAAGTCTTTTGCACTGAGGGAAACAATAGATGCATTTACTCGAACAGTGATGTTTGTAGCTGCAACAGATGTACCATCAATAGTAGCTTCAATGTAGAGTTGATCATTGACGACATATCGACCATCATCAGAACCTTTTCCAAAGTTATCAGGGTAAAGATCTGCTTCACTGGAATATCCACCATTTCCATCAAGGTGTAGAGCACCAGATGCAACTAAAGCACGATCGTTGGCAAATACTAGTCCACCACGGTTAAGATCAGTTACTTGGACAAGTCCAGAGGCGTTGTTAGGCATTGATGCATTAACATGAAGTGAACCTGTTGCACCTTGGTAAATGAAATCAACTGAATGAATTTGTAGAGCTTGGCGGTCACCAACATCAACATAACTGCCAAGGTCAATAGTTGCAGATGCTGACGGATCAGCACCTGCAGCAAGGGTAAGTCGTTCGGTAAGCGTAAACATTGAGGTCTTTTTTGTTGCCATAGTAATCACGGGGTGGAGTGGGGTTTTCTCTGCTAGTTAAACGTCAGACTAGTTCCCCACTCCAAATAACCCTATCATAACTGGGCCTTTAAGCATTTGCAGTCATATCTTCGCGGCGAAGCCGCCCAAAAGCAGCGCCATTACCAACAACTAACGTTTTGTTAGTCATCCCACTGCTCCCACCCGTTGCTAACTAGCCATAGGATATAGGACTTACTCGATTTTTCTATGGACTATGTATATATGTGATTACTGATACGACGATTCATGCGGAATAAAATGATAACGCTATGCCCGACATCATACGAACTCTCGAAGAAGATGCCTAATTTTAGTGCATGGGTTCGTCAGATGGTCCTAGAGAATGGACAAAAGACTGGAAAGACCAAGGAGAATCGAACAATGTTTCATCGAGTTTGTGGATCAGATGTTGAAGCTCGTTGGGAACACTTCACTGATGGAACTTATGCCTGGTTCGGATATTGTGAGACATGCGACATCGATGTTACTTGGAGGCCTCGACAATGAGTTGTCATTGTGTTATGGTTGGTTTCGATAAATGCATGGACGATTATCGATGCAAAGCAGAACAAAGAAAACTCGATGATGAGAATAAGTTTGCGATCTGTTCGTACTGTGGTTGTGAAGAATTGTGGCCTGATGAAATGAGCAAGAGTGACCCAACTATGTGCGATGAGTGCGAACGTGAGGAATGCAGTCACTCGAATATTCTTCGAGAGTACCAGGGGAGCAACGATCACAGAGTTCGAGTCTTAGAGCTCTGTGTAAAATGCAAACAGACTAGAGAAGTTCGATTATACTTTCACAATAAATATCCATCTCGAACAGAGTGGGAATATACCGGCGAGTATTAGATCCAAAGCCAAGCCATCAAAACATAGTCCGCAACAGTTGCTCCAGCAACCGTGACCAATGTAGCAATTGAAAGAAAGACGTTGAACTTCATCAATGATTCCAAGGATGTTTCTTTTGCGTCTTTCTTTTCTTGACGTGCCATTAACCACTCA